ATACTATATTTATATCAAAGCATATTTTATTTTTGGAGACATAAATGGCTGAATTAATTAATTCAAATGAGATATTTTTCAATCCCTTTGAGCCAAAGTTACAAAACAGATTTATAATGTACATTGAAGGTGTTCCGTCTTGGTTGGTTAAAGGTGCTGGAAGACCTAATATAAACTTCAATCCAATTAAATTGGACCACATAAATGTATATCGTAAAGTTAAAGGCAAAGGTGAATGGCAGGATATAACCATTAAATTATATGACCCAGTTGTTCCATCTGGTGCACAAGCAGTAATGGAATGGGTACGTTTATCACACGAATCTGTAACAGGTCGTGATGGTTACTCTGACTTCTATAAGAAAGATATTACCTTACACACACTTGGTCCTGTTGGTGATAAGGTAGAAGAATGGACACTTAAAGGTGCATTTATTATTGCAACAACATTTGGTGAAATGGATTGGGCAAATGATGCATTTGTTGAAATTTCATTGACTTTAGCATATGATTATGCTATTCTTCAATACTAATTTCTTTTTATATTTGAAATTAAATTAAAAATACGGGTATACTGATTTTTTTAGTATACCCATATTTATATTTGTATAAAAATGTTTTATTGTGAAAATGTTATAGGAAATAAGTTATGTCAAAAATACCAAATGGTTATAACCTGCCGGATAATTTTAACCAAGATATGTCAGATGCAGAGATAAAAGAGAAACTCTTATCTCAATACAAACAAGATGATGTAAAAAAAAGTAATTTTCCAACAGAAGTAGTTCCTCTCCCATCAAGAGGACTTCTTTATCCCGTTGATCATCCACTTGCAGACGGTTTCATTGAAATGAAATATATGACTGCTAAAGAAGAAGATATTTTAACTTCACAAAATTTAATTAAACAAGGAGTTGTTTTAGATAAATTGTTTGAGTCTTTGATTGTAACTCCCGTAAATTACGGAGACCTTTACAGCGGAGACAAAAATGCTATTATGCTTGCTGCTAGATTGTTGGGTTACGGTAATGACTATAATATAGAATTAGAAGATCCATTTTCTCCAGGTACAAAACAAAAATTAACAATAGATTTATCTCAAATTGAGCACAAGGAGGTTGATTACAGCTTATTTGAGAACCGAAAAAATGAATTTGATTTTGAATTACCAAACTCAAAAAGAGTTGTTACATTTAGATTAATGACACACTCACTTGAAAAAGAAATACAAGCAGAGTTAAAGGCTAATAATAAAACATTAGTAAGAACCGGAATTGATAAGGAACTTACAACAAGACTCAAACATATTATTATTGCAGTTGATGGTGAAAGTGGTAGAGCTACTATAAATAATTTTGTTGATAATGAATTATTTGCGGTTGATTCCAGAGCACTACGTACTTATATTAAAAAAATATCTCCAGATGTGGATATGACATTTACTTTCGTGTCCGATGCAACTGGTGAAGTAAAGGAGATGGACATCCCTATGGATGTCTCGTTTTTTTGGCCTGAGTCTTGAGTATAAATTAGGAATGCATGAAGAAATTTTTTCTGTTTGTTATGCAGGAAAAGGTGGATTTACATTTGGTGAAGTATATTCTATGCCTATACATTTGAGAAGATTTTATATAAAACTAATATCTGATGCAATAGACAGAGAAAATAAACAATACGAAAAATCATCAGGCGATAAAAAATTACATTCACCCAATGTATCTAATGCACCCAACTTTAGAAGATAATTTACAGTCTACATATTTATACATATGTAGACTTTTTTATTATTGGTTGGTTATTTTGGTAAAATAATGGCAAAAGAAAATTCAAATACTGAGAAATCAAAATTAGTACAGAAAGTTAAGGATTTAGAGAAAGATATTCTCAAACTAAAATCCGAAACTTATCAGCGTGAAGCTGCATCCGCCGAAAATTTAAAGAATCTTGAAGCCATAGAATCCAGAAG